CGGAGAAGTGACCAACTTTTTTGATTTCTCATTAAAGTTGATCGACCTTCACCAGAGATGATATTGTCAAAAGCGTAGGATAGACGATTAGGGAGAAGATAGAACGCCATGGTATCTAGAAACGAAAGGAACTCATCAACAAAAGAGTTACCTTCGTTTTCAAATATAGCAATGGGTGAAAGATAATTAAAAAATTCTTTCATAAGAATGGAACGGGGAGAAAGACCAAGTGACTCTTTAGCTTTCTTCAAAGGAAACTTGTCTAAAAGACTAGGATCACAATGAAGTAGATGAAGGACCTTTTTGTCAACCTCCGAAGGACCATAAAGGGTGGATTGATATTCAAGATGTAGATTATAGAGATTCAAGGGTTTAAAACCGAGACCTCCGAACCTACTGCTTAAGTACCAGGGAACAGTACCAAACATCTTAAGTTTCTGCACATTGCGTTTATAAAACATATTATAAAGCTCGTGTTCCATCTTAGGAGGACTGGTATCCATTAATTTATTAAACTGTTCACCGATATCAAAAGCAAAGGTATCTACATTACCACCTTTACCACCACTGCTGCGTTCATAACCATAGAGCAGTGAAAAATTAGGATAAAGAATATGATTTGCCGAATCTATAGGATGCGACAAGAATCGAGAATAGGAAGGAACATGAAAGGAAGTTGAGTTAATGTTAAAATACTCCGAAGAATAGTAAACCTTTCCAATAGACGGCTCAAAGCCGACAGAGCGAGCAAAAAGCTCCCAGCACTCCTTTTGGTAGGGACTGGCTAGAAATAGACCATCGTCCCCGTTAATAAGGAGAGGCATCTCTAAATTTTGGATTTTACGAAACTCCGGGTTATTATAACGCATAGCGGCTAAACAAACAGCCGCATTTGCAATACAGAGAATAGGAAAACTGACAATAGACCCCATTAGCTGTCCACAAAGTTGAGGTTTACCCTCGATTTTATGACCAGTTAAAGAGTCAAGAAACATTTCGTTGAGAGCCTCGGGTAAACCGATCTCTTCCGAAATTTTCTGAGCAATAAAATTGCTAAATTCAGGATCCAATTTGTCTGTAGCTGAAGCATAATCCACAGAAAGAAACTTGTGGCGCTTCAAACTCAAATACCTGCTATCAACAGAACTCTTAAGAAAATTATTAATAAGAGTCTTATTGACAGGTTTTCCAATCAGTCGAAAGATTGGTTGAACTTTCAATCTTTTCCAGAGAAATTTCTGAAGAGGTTTTAGGCAGAAATACTTTGCCCAGGGACCTTTGGAAATAACTCTAACCTTCAATGATTCTGCTAGCGGAACCAAAGAGACATTTGTCTCTTCTGATTGCGCCAAATCAAACACTTTATCATACACTGTTCTATAATATTCTCTGTATTCGTCTACCTTACTCTGATTAACCAATAGTTTCCATCTATCAAACTCTGAACGAGACTCAGTATTCTCAACAACATTAAAAGCTTTACGGATAATGTCAGCCTTGTCATAAAACAAGGAATTGGCACGATCCTTTTTGTCATAATGCACTGGGAGAATACCCGAGTCCATAAGGGACCCAAAAGTCCCCAACGAACTACGACTATTCGTATAATTCGCGTTCAGAGATGGTGCGTATGGGTGGTATTGAACTTCTTCTTTCCAGTTATGACCCGAAAAGAGTTCCCATATAAGACTCTCAGCCATCTGAAAAATAAAAGACCTCATACCAGTTGTATCGAGCTTGCCCAATTGCAACTGAGGGATCTGGGGAGGAGAAGTAAGAAGTTCTGACGTGTCAGAAACTGCTTGTTTCAACTCAACAGGTCCGGGTCTCGGAAGACCTTTCTTCAAGTATAGTATACCTGTACAGAAGGAAATCCGTTCATCTTCCGGGAGTCGCTTCATCAATAACTTT